GGAAAACTCTATAAGAAAAAGATTTTATATTGTCGGCTAATTCATCTAGTCTTTTATAGCTACCTACTAATTGAACTCTACGACCTCCAAAATTTCTTTCAATCATATGAGCATATCTATTTCTAAAAGCATAGAACGAATCAAATCCTAGTAAGAATTCATTTAAAAAATTACATTGAGTATATAGATCTAAAGGACTTTTTGTTACAGGAGAACCTGTAAGTATTCTTCTGTACTCAGCCTGTTTACCTAATTGCAAAATTGATTTAGTACGTTTTGCAGTAGGGTTCTTTATAGTCGTAGACTCATCAACTGCTAGCATAGTAGTATGCGATCTTAAAAATTTAGCAGCAAAGTCTAAACCTTTTTTAGTACTTAAAGCCTCAACATTCATAATAAGGATGTGAAGGTCATGTCCTGTTTCGAATAATGATTGATACTCTTTATCCTTTGTCTTCGATGTTGAAGCAGTCCATAGTACCATTGTAGGTTGTATGTGACTAGATAAATGTATTGGTATTTCTTGAGTAAACCAATTGTTATAAACACCTTTTGGTGCTACAATAAGCGCCCCATTTATTTTACCTTTATCATAGAGCATAGCCATATTATCAACAAGTACTTTTGATTTGCCTGTACCCATCTCCATAAAATAGCCATATTCTGATTTGTCCCACGACTTTTCTAATGCAGTCAATTGATGTGCATAAGGTTTAGTTTTAAATTTATAATTTATCATTTTTTTCTTCTTTCTATGTTGACAAGGATATAAATTCCTATACAAGATATGTCAAGAAAAAAGAATTAAGAATGAAAAATAAAATATTTGAATTATATAAACCTAATTCTTTGCGAGAATTTTTAGAATTTTATAAAAATAATTCCGAAGAAAAATTTGTCTATGTTGCACAACAACCACCGGCAAATATAAATATATTAAGTGCATCTGATTTTGGTTATCTTGTTATTTGTTTACCAAATACAGGACCAGAGTCACAAGCAATTTATTCTACACAACCTTTTATAAGAAAGATGAAAAAAAATTTACAAGATTTTAGACCACAAGATTATTTATTAGCAATAGGGGATCCTATTATAATTGGGATTTGCAATATTGCTATAAGTGATGTAACCAACGGAAAGTTTAATGTTTTAAAATGGGATAGAAGAGAGTATAGATACTACCCATTAGAATTAGACTTTTATAACTAGAAGGAAGAAAGATGAGTAATGATGTACAAAACATGATGCTAAATGATTCTAAAGATCTTTTAGATAATGTAGAAATAACGACGATAGCTGCAGAATGTGTCAAGCTTAAAGCAAAAGAAGATGAGATTGCTGCACTAGAAGAACAGTTAAAAGCTAAAAAAGCAGAAGCTGATGATATAGGTTCTAGAGTAATTCCAGAACTGTTAGCAGAACAAGGTTTATCAGAATTAAAATTATCTGATGGCTCTAAAGTTTCTGTTAAAAAAGAATTTAGAGCAACTATTCCTAAAGATGAGGCAAGAAGGGAAAGTTGTTTACAATGGCTTCGTGACCAAGGGTTAGGTGACATTATTAAAAACAATGTCATTGTATCTTTTGGTAAAGGAGAAGATGACAAGGCTGAGCAAATGCTTAACCTTGCAGCTGATCATGGTTTTAATCCACAACAGAAATCTGATGTGGCTTGGAATACGTTGACAGCTCTATATCAGGAGCGTGTCCAATCCGGTTTGGACATGCCTTCTGATAGCTTTAGTCTTTGGATTAAAGATAAAACTAAAATAAGCCGGAAATAACTAATGGAGAATGTGTAATGAGTAATGAAGTAATGAAAAAAGACACAGGGTCAGTAGCCTTATTTGGCAATGACCTACAAAAAGGTTTTGAAAACATGACGCAAGAAGATATGGCGTTACCGTTTGTCAGAATCTTAGGACAACTATCACCGCAGGTAACTGATGGTGATGCGAAGTATATAGAAAGTGCTAAACCAGGCATGATTTATAATACTGTTACTAGCGAGTGCTTCGATGGTAAAAAAGGTATCAAGGTTATTCCTTGTTACTATAAGAAGGATTATCCAGAATGGTCGGATAGAGGTGATGGGCCTGGTGCTCCTGTGGCTGTACACCTACCGAACAGTCCGATAATCCAAACAGGTAAGAGAGATGGTTCTAAAATTAGATTACCAAATGGTAACTATTTAGAAGAAACAGCTTCTTATTATGTTTTGGTTGAAACAAAAGGAGGTTCAATGACACCTGCGTTGATTACTATGAAATCAACACAGTTAAACGTCAGTAAAAAATGGAATTCTATGATGAAGACCATACAAATACCTGATGGAAAAGGTGGCATGGCTATTCCTCCGATGCATGGGGTTGTGTATAACCTATCCTCTGTACTACAAAAGAACGACAAAGGTTCGTGGTACGGTTGGTCTGTTACACAAGACAGAATCATGGGACAAAAAGATAAAACTTTATACCTAACGGCTAAAGATTTTAATTCTAGTGTCTCAAAAGGAAACGTGCAAACAAAAGCAGATGTGGAAGAGAAAGCTAAAGATAATACTCCGTATTAAATTTAGTTTGAAGGGGATCGCAAGATCCCCTTTACAAAGAAGGCAGAAAGTAATATATGGATAAATTCAAACAAATTTTTAGCGGATTAACAATAGCATATGGACAATACCAACCCGGTGACAGAGGAGAGAATGGTAAACAACAAGGTAAAGCCTTTATTGTTCGTAAAACCGTCACCGACGAACTTTGGACCAATCATCTTAAAGGAGAAGGAGCAGCCCTTGGGATTATCCCTATCACAGAAAATAATGATTGTAGGTGGGGGTGCATTGATATTGACGAATATAACTTTGATCACGCTAGCCTCGTTAAAGTTATTAGGAATTATAAACTACCCCTCATAGTCTGCCGTAGTAAGTCTGGTGGTGCTCACGTATTTTTATTTACTAAAGAAAACATTCCTGCATCATTGATGCAATCAAAATTAAAACAAATGGCTATCATACTTGGTTATGAAGGCTCAGAAATATTTCCTAAACAAACAGAGATACTTGTAGAACGTGGGGATACAGGTAACTTTTTAAATTTACCCTACCATAATCAAATGAAAGGATTGCGTTATGCTATCAACGATAATGGCGCCGGTTGTACACTTGAGGAATTTTATCAGCTCTATAATAAGTTTTCTTTACGAAAAGAAGAGGTGGAACAAATTAAAACGGAAGAGAAAAAAATAGAAGAAGCATTTCCTGGTGGCCCTCCTTGTTTAAATAAATTAGCTTCAATTGGTTTTGGGGAGGGTTCAAGGAACAATGCATTATTTAATGTAGCAGTTTATTATAAACAATCTAAACCTGATACATGGGAAGATGAAATTGTAAAAGCTAATTCTAAATATATGGATCCAGCTTTAAGTAACAATGAAGTTCAACAATTAATTAAATCAGTAAATAGAAAAGGTTATGACAAGTATAGATGTAAAGATGCACCTATCAATGCAGTATGTCAATCTGGTTTATGCAGAACAAAAAGATTTGGTGTAGGATTTGGTGAAGAAGAAATGCCAGTACTTGGAAGTTTAACTAAGTATACTTCTAATCCCCCACAATGGTTTTTAGATGTAGCAGATAAAAGAATAGAATTAAAATCAGAACAACTTTACAATCCCGGTATGTTTGCTTTAGCATGTTTAGATCAAGCAAATAAAATTGTACCTGTACCTAAACCTAGAGATTGGAAACAACATTTTTTAAAACCAATGATGCAGAATTTACAAGAAGTAGAACCTTTAGCTTCTTTAGATCCTATTAATGAAATTACAGGACTTTTGCAAGATTGGACTACCAATAGACAATCAGCTAGAACTTTAGATGACATATTTAATAAGCTACCTTTTACAGAGGGTGAGTTTACATACTTTAGATTAGAAGATTTTTATGCATTTTGTAAAAAAAATAATTGGGAAATGGATAAAATAAAAACAGGTAACTTAATTAAAAGATTAGAAAATATATTTATAGAAGAGACTAGACTTAGAATTAAATCTCAACACCCAAGAGTAGTTAAGATTAAAAAAATGAAAAAGGTAGAAGCAGCTGTTTCTAAAGTTCCTTATCAACAAGAAGATTTTTAATGTCAAAAACTTATGACAGAGATGTTGGAATTAATTGGCATTTAAGATTTAGATTAATAATACAAGAATTAAAAGAAGAATTAGAAGTAACACAAATACAGTTAGAAATAGCGGAGAGGAAACTAAAAAAGTATGAAGACGATCATATTAGGTCCACCAGGAACAGGCAAAACAACAACATTGTTAAACTTAGTGGACGAATTCATTCAGAAGGGGATTAGACCTAAACAAATAGGTTACTTTTCTTTTACAAAGAAAGCAGCAACCGAAGCTGCAACAAGAGCTGCCGATAAATTTGGATTAGATATAGAAAATGATTTAACTAATTTTAGAACTCTTCACTCTTATGCTTTTAATCAATTAGGTATGACTAAAGAAAAAATGATGAAGACAGAAGACTATAAAGAATTTGGGCAGAAATGTGGCATCCCTATTAAGACTGCGAAGTTTTCTAATGATGACGGTACCTTTAATTCTGACAATGAATATCTCACAATAATAAATACAGCTGCAGTTAAAAGAATGGATCTTCTAGAATACTATGACTCTAGAAAAAATATTATAGATATAGAACGAAATACTTTATATCTATTAGCTGAAGAATTAAAAAGATTTAAAAAAGAAAAAAATTTAAAAGACTTTAATGATTTACTTGAAGACTTTATACAAAAAAATATTAAGAATACTTTTGAAGTTTTATTTATAGATGAAGCACAAGATTTATCTTTGTTGCAATGGGATATGGTTAGATGTATTTGGGCTAATGCAAACAAAACTTACATTGCAGGCGATGATGACCAAGCTATTTTTAAATGGGCAGGAGCAGACGTGGATCATTTCATAGCTTTGAAAGAAGAAGTAAATGATATTAAAGTATTAGATCAATCTTATCGTATACCTGGTGGACCTATACATGAACTATCACAAAAAATAATTAATAAAGTACAAAATAGATTTGAAAAAGAATACAAACCTAGAGAAGAAATAGGTATTTTAAAAAGATATTCTGACATAACTCAAGTAGATATGTCTAAAGGAGATTGGTTAGTTCTGTCTTCAGCTAATTATTTTTTAGAAGATGCTAAAGATTTATGTGAAATACAAGGATGGTACTATCAATACAGAGGAAGAAATTCTATTTCTTTAAAATTATTATTAGCATTAAATAATTGGGAGTCGTGGCGTAAAGGTGAACTATTAAATCATTTAGAAATTAAAAACATTTATGAATACTTGGGTGAAAATGTTTTAGTAGGGTTTAGAAAAGGTAAAACTCTTCATTCAGATGGTAAGTACACCTTAAAAGAATGCCAAGAACAACATGGCCTTAACACAGATAAGGTTTGGTATGACTCTTTTGAAGGTCTAGATAACATGACTGAAAACTATATTCGTAATATGAGAGCGAATGGCGAGATGATTAATAAAAATCCTCGTATAATAATGTCAACTATACACGGAGCGAAAGGAGGAGAAGCCGACAATGTTTTGCTTATGCAAGATCTTACAGGTGCAGCACTAGAAACTCTTAGTCATGACCCAGATGAATTACATAGATTATTTTATACTGGAGCAACGAGAGCGAAGCGTGAATTGCATGTGTTGGATCCTAAAAACTTTGATCGTGCTTATATAATATGAAAACAGGAATATCTACTCAACACGAACGAGATGATAGTTTAGGAGCTGTCAATGAATACAGAGCAATCATAGAATTTTTAGCTAACGGTTGTGAAGTATTTAAAAATGTTAGACAACATGGTTGCATTGATATTGTAGTTATACATCCAGACGGAACTATAGAAAAACTAGATGTTAAAACAAGATGCGAAAGAAAAAGAGATGGATCTCCTATACATAGATCTTTATCCGATAAACAAAAACAATGGGGTGTCAAGTTATTTTATATAGATGAAAATCACGAAGGACATTACCATCCACCAAAAGGAATATACAATGACAAATAAAGAAATATTTAAGAAAGCTTCATATGATTCACTAGATAAACAAGTTGGTGGAAAACATTACAAAAATATGAAGATTCAACCAGCTGAATTCATCAACGAAAACAAGTTGCTTTTTGCAGAAGGGAACGCTATAAAATATATCTGTAGACATTCAATAAAAGGAAAAGAAGAGGACGTGAGAAAAGCTATTCATTATTTGGAAATGATCTTAGAAAGAGATTACTCGTGAGGAGTACTCAGATCCCACTATTTGCACCCGAAACAGAATGGGTTGCACC